GCTCACTGCGATGTTTGATTTCGAAGTTACGTCGGAAGGTTACATGGGGGAAGACTTCCTCTTCTGTGACCGTGCACGTGAACTCGGTTTCGACGTCTGGATCGACCCATCAATCTCGTTAGGTCATATGGGCGTACAGGAATATACCGGTAACTACGGTCAAGACATCCTATATCCGATGGTTGTCCCCCAGCAGAAAGTAGCTTGATATGGCGCGCAAAAAAGTAAAGCGGTATGCTGATGGCGGCGGGATAGAAGCCGAGGAAATTGTCGTCCAAGGTAGACGCCCTACTGCTAATGCGGAATTTTCCAGCTTCGACCTAAGCCGTGTAGGCGGCGATATAGGTGGTGGTATGCGTGGCGGCATGGGTGATGGTATGGGTGGCAGCATGGGCGTTGCCGCACCTCGTTCTTTACCCGCATCGACCCGTTCTACAGGTCCTCGACTAACTCCTACGGCTATCAGTCAGCCTCGGTCTACTTTGGGTAGGCTCACCGGCACCGCTGCACCGAAAGGGTATGGCGTTAATTTAAAAATGCCTTTCAAAAAGGGCGGCGAGGTCAAAAAGATGGCCAAGGGCGGATCAACTGCCTCCAAGCGCGCTGATGGCATCGCTACTAAAGGTAAAACGAAAGGACGAATGGTATAATGGCTAAACTCGACAAAATCCTAGGGTCAATTTCTCCCGCCTACGGACTTATCAGCGGTCAGGGTGCCTTTGGCAAACTTCGTAACATAAGCCCAGCTTTGATGGCTATTGACGATACGGAGAAGAAGAAGAAAAAGCGCGCCGACGGCACAACGACCACTACGGAAGAAGCGGTTGAAGAAACCGGCATGATGCGCAAGGGCGGCAAGGTCAAGAAGATGGCCTCTGGCGGCTCCGCTTCCAAGCGTGCTGACGGTATTGCTACCAAGGGCAAGACTCGCGGAAAGATGTGCTAAATGGCTAAGACTCCTGCTTGGACACGCAAGGCTGGGAAAAATCCCGAAGGCGGATTAAACGCCAAAGGCCGTGCGTCTGCAAAAAAGCAGGGGATGAACCTAAAACCACCAGTCTCAGCCAAGCAAGCTGCGAAGTCGCCTAAGTCTGCGGCACGTCGTAAGTCATTTTGTGCTCGGATGTCGGGGATGCCGGGAGCGATGAAGGACGAGAAAGGTCGTCCAACGCGTAAAGCGTTATCGCTGCGTAAGTGGGATTGCTGACATGGAGATGATGATATGGAACATCGCACTAAGCGCAACGGTGGCGATTATGGGCTTCTTGTTTAAAGGCAAGATTGACGAGTTGGACCGTCTTGGTATCCTGCTCAATAAGACCCGCGAAGAAGTCGCCCGCGAGCATGTCACTCGCGCTGAAGTTAACATAATGGTTGATAGACTTGGCGACCGGTTTGATAAGGCGTTCCAGCGCCTTGAGGCCAAGGTTGATGAGATGAGGAAAGGTTAAAAGGGGTACGTTATGAAACAAGATAGAGACACTAAAATAGGTGAGCGCGCAAAGGCTATCGTTAAGGCGAAGGCTTCAATGGAAGCTCTTAGAAAAGCACAGGCAGCGCCAAAGCGCCCTATGCCAAAAGAGCCGACCACAGGCGGTTCGGACACAGTGCCGATGACCTCAGATCGTGCAGATTTTCTTAAGGAAATGGCGAAGCGCAATGCTGCGCCGGGTATGAAAAAAGGCGGTAAAGCTAAGGCCAACCCCTTTGGGGCGACTAAGTTTGGTTCTGCGATGATGAAGAAGTCGGCAGACACAAAGGGTCGTGCAATGGTAAAGAAGGCCGGTGGCGGTAAATGCTACGCTTCAGGCGGTAAGGTAAAGAAGATGGCCTTTGGTGGTACGTCCCTCCCGTCGAGAGTTGCAAGTAGTCTAAACAAAACTCTTAAGCCGCGGACTCCGTCTGTAATAGGCCCCTCTGCTAACAAAGCTAACGCCATAGCGAATAGCGATAAGTTGCAGCAGGGAGCCGCCGCAAAAGCGGCACAGGCAAGCTCCACTGCTTCTGCTCCAGCACAGGCACCGACAAATATCGGACGGCTCAATATGGGGCACGCGAAAGGCGGTAAGGTAAAGAAAATGGCTATAGGTGGTATACCCGCTGGCGCATCCACTACGGTACTCCGACCGCCCATCATGAGCGGTAGTCCGAACGCTCCTACAATGCAGCCGGTTACTAGCGGCGCTCGCGTAGCTAATACCCGCACTGCAGCGGTCAGCAGGCGCGCCGAAGGCGGCACTGCAAAGGTAGCAAAAAGCGGTAAGGCAACTAAGTTCGGTAAGGCTCTCGTCAAGAAGTCTGCCGACACAATGGGTCGTGCAATGGTCAAGAAGGCCGGTGGCGGTAAGTGCTACGCTTCAGGTGGCTCAGTCTCCTCTGCCTCTAAGCGTGCCGATGGTTGCGCTGTAAAGGGTAAGACCCGTTGCAAAGGGGCACGTAAGTAATGCGTCCGTCTCGGGGTATGGGCGATATGAAAGCGTCTAAAATGCCGGGGGCGAAGACAATTCGTCGCAAGGATAATCCTGATGAGGTGACTGTTTACGCCAAAGGTGGTAAGGTCGGCTTGTACGACAACATCAACGCGAAGCGTAAACGCATTGCTGCGGGGTCTGGCGAAAAGATGCGGAAGGTAGGGGCTAAAGGCGCTCCTACCAAGGAGGCTTTTGTTAAGTCTGCAAAAACCGCAAAGATGGCTAAAGGCGGTAAGTTTATCCAAGAGGCGATCAAGAAGCCCGGTGCATTGCACGAGCAGATGGGTATCCCTAAGGGTAAGAAAATCCCAGCCAAGGCTCTTGCTAAAGCGGCGAAAGCGCCCGGTAAACTAGGCCAGCGTGCACGGTTTGCTCAGGTGCTGAAGGGCTTTAAGAAAGGTAAGTAAGTGACGACATCCGGCACCACATCGTTCAATCTTGACCTGAATGAACTGTTCGAAGAAGCCTTTGAACGGTGCGGTGCGGAACTGCGCACGGGCTACGACTTCCGCACGGCGCGGCGTAGCCTCAACTTGCTTACCATTGAGTGGGCAAATAGGGGTATTAACCTCTGGACGCTTGAGCAGGGCGCTATCGAAATGGTGCAGGGGCAGATTACGTATCCGCTTCCCGTTGATACCATTGACCTGTTTGACCACGTTATCCGCACTCAGACGGGCCAAGCGCAAACGGACATCAACATTAACCGCATCAGCGCGGATACATACCTCACGATCCCGAACAAGAACGCTCAAGGTCGTCCTATTCAGGTGTGGATCAACCGTCAGTCAGGTGCAACCTATCCGGTGGGTGGGCAGCCTGCGGGTACTAATCCAATCACAGGTGTCGATCACCCGTCAATTAACGTGTGGCCCGCTCCGGATCAGAATAACTATTACACGTTCGTATATTTCCGCCTTCGTCGCCTCCAAGACGCAGGTTCGGGTACGACGACGCAGGACATTCCGTTCCGTATGCTACCGCCGCTTGTGGCCGGTTTGGCGTACTATATGTCGCTCAAAATCCCCGGGGCACTGGAGCGTTCGCCAATGCTCAAAGCCATGTATGATGAGTCATGGCAGGAAGCTGCCGACGAAGACCGTGAAAAAGCACCGCTGCGTCTCGCGCCGCGTCAGATGTTCTACTAAGGAGATAACGTGCCTAATCGGTTTGCCTCTGGTAAATACGCGATTTCGCAGTGTGACCGCTGCGGCTTTCGCTATAAGCTGAAGGAACTGAAGTCGCTCGTCATCAAGACGAAGAACATAAATATTTTAGTCTGCCCCACTTGCTGGGAACCAGATCAGCCGCAGCTTCAACTTGGCATGTATCCGGTGGACGATCCACAGGCTATTCGCAATCCACGCCCCGATACAACCTATTGGCAAGCCGGTTTGACAGGATTGCGCACTCAGCCGCTTACCCAGCCAACTGAGGATGTTGACGCATTTGGTACGCCTTCAGGGGGTAGCCGCGTCATTCATTGGGGGTGGGACCCAGTAGGCTTTCAAAACCCCTTGGGTTTATGGGGTCTTCCTGATACACTAGTAGCAAGTGGGCAGGTTGGTACAGTAACTATTCAAACGACGGAGAATTGACATGGCTAAGGGTGGCAAGACTAACGAGCAAATGCTAAAGCTCGGACGTAACCTCGCTAAAGTGGCAAACCAAAAGAGCGGCAAGAAGCCGATCAAGGATATGGGTAAGGTGGTGAAAAATGGCTGAATATAAGCAACCAAAACCGGCGCATAACCCGTTAGGTAATAACGGCTACCCGAATAATGTCCCTAACACCCAGACCGTGAAGACTCGCGGAACCGGTGCGGCGACCAAGGGCACGCATAGCAGCAAGAAACTCGGCTAATGAACTACGATCAACTCGTCGAAACCATTAAGGGTTACACCGAAAACGACTTTCCGGATACCGCTGGTTCCGGGGGTATGACTTCGACTGAGCAGATTAATACGTTCATTATAAACGCCGAAGAACGCGTATTTAACGCAGTTCAGCTTCTTGACCTCCGTAAGAACGTGACGGGTAACGTCACAGCGGGGAATAAGTACCTTTCGGTGCCTTCCGATTGGCTTGCCAACTTTTCGCTGGCTGCCATTGATCCGATCACAGGTGACTACGAGTTCCTCCTCAACAAGGATGTGAGTTATATTCGGGCTGCGTATCCGTCGCCTACCGATCTCGGTAAGCCGCTGTATTACGCCTTTTTTGACGTGGACTCGTACATCCTCGGGCCGACGCCTGATGCGAACTATGAGATGGAACTCCATTACT